TGTGTTACGCGACACCCGCCAGCGAATCCCCGGCATGCGCTGAATAAGACGGGCTAAGCTACCCTCGGGTCACCGAGATTTTCTTCTTCTTCACAACGGCGGACGGCCGACGCCAGATGTCATAGACATTAATGGTCTTCCTGGTGGCGCAGCCGATATAAAAAATTTCTTGGGTATCGACCAAGAGTTTGAGTCGGATAGTTTGACTTGGCAATTTGAGATTATGAGGGAAAACATCCCCTCGCGTTATCTCTTGCCGATAGCAAGCGATTCCTTCGGCAACACCTTCTGTCTGGATCTTGCCCCTGACTCGTATGGCAGGGTGGTTTACTTTGATCTCAAAGGCGATGACTCTGAGTTTTATGATGTAGCGTCTGATTTTGAAGCCTTTTTGGAGAAAATCTATCCTTGGGTCGAGGAATCACCTGAGTCGTAACCACGGCTTTCGCATGTGGAGCCGTTTGCACGCATAGAGGTGGCTCGCTTGGTCGAGACACCATTCGGTTTCTATAAGTGGAGCCTCTGCCGGTTGCCGATTGATCGGGTCTCAGAGGTGGCCCGCCTGGTCGGGACGCCTGAGGCGCTCTCGGCCACTATTCGAGCTGAGCGCCGCAATCCCAGTCATCCTGATCCTGCGCGGCGGCGTCGGTGGAAACTGATACGGCGGCTGGCAGCGGCCATACAGCAGCGCAGGACTGTCGCTCGTCGTGCTGCTGATCATCCTTGTGGCTAGCTTTGATGCCTAACGCAACCCCGCCTCTCGGAAAGGGCCAACCTCATGCGCGCGGATCTACTGCACGTCGTCACGAGCCGTTTCAACCCCATGCGATACTCGGTGCCAGAGCGCATCTTCGAGAGCTGGGCCCAGCATATGATGGCAGCGGGGGTGAATCTCACCGTTGTCGAATGTCAGCTTGGCGACCGACCGTTCGTCAACGATCTGCCCGGCGTGACGCATATCGGCGTCCGATCCAGAACGGTTCTGTGGGTCAAGGAGAACCTGATCAACATCGGGATTTCCAGGCTGCCGCAAGACTGGAAATACGTCGCCTGGATCGACAGCGACGTGTTCTTCCGCAGCAAGACTTGGGCGGCAGATACGGTGCATGCCCTGCAGCAATACGACTTCGTCCAGCCTTGGGCGACCGCCTATGACCTCGGTCCGAAGGACGAGCACTTGGCAGCGCACACTTCCTTCGGCAAGATCTGGCACGAGCGCAAGCCGATCATGCAGGGTCCGAACGCGGGGAACTCAAACTACCAATTCGCCCATCCGGGCTATGCTTGGGCCGCTACCCGCGGGGCTTTGGAGATATCGAGCAGCCTGATCGACACCGCTATCCTTGGTGCTGCTGACCATCATATGGCCATGGCGCTGATCGGGCGTGTCAGCGATAGCGTTCCCCAAAACTGCACGGCTGGGTACAAGCGCCCGCTTTCCCAGTGGCAGGATCGGGTCATGCCCCACATTGGCGCCAACCTATCCTATGTGCCGGGCACAATTGAGCACATGTGGCATGGACCCAAAGCCCGTCGCGCTTACGTCTCCCGTTGGGACATACTGACGAAGTATGCATTTGACCCCTATGTGGACCTCAAGCGCAACGTGTGGGGCGTGACGGAGCTTACGGGCAACAAACCGGATATGAGAAACGCGATCGATAGCTATTTTCGTCAGCGCGATGAAGACGCGAACGTGGCCGCATGATGTCTGGCGCCGACCTCGTCATCGGTGCTGGCCAAGCCGCGCGCAGCAGACGGACTACACTTGGCCGTCGCCCCGACGGGAAACGGGGACAGCGACAGGGTTGACGCGGCACAACTCCCCGTTAGCCCGGCTCTAGCCCGACATCGGCCCCGGCGACCTTCATTCGGCGCCCACCACCGGAGCCGGAACCGCAGCCCAATTGGCCAGCGGCGGATAGAGACCTTCACATTCAGCACACCCGCACGGGCCTGATTGGATATCCGCGATCGGAACACCATGACAACGACAGTCACCCTCGGCCTCGTCACGCTCGAAGCCTTCGAAATCCCCGCCACCATCGCCTTCGGCGGCAAGCAGCGCCTGGCCGTCCATGATCTGCCGGGCGGCGGCCGCGTCATCGATGTGCTCGGCGGCACAAACACCGACATCACCTTCAGCGGCATCATCTCGGGATCGGGTGCCGATACCCGCGCGCAACTGCTCGATGCGCTGCGCATCTCCGGCGCCACAATCCCGCTGAGCTGGGGCGAGCAATACTTCCTCGTCATCATCTCCGAAGCCGACTTCGACTATCGCAAGCCGTGGTGGATTCCCTACCGCCTGCGCTGCGTGGTGCAGAGCAACCTCGTCTATGCCGCCGCCTCGACCGCCATTTCGGCCGCCGCCAGCATCACGACGAGCCTCGCGAGCGCCGCAAGTGCCCTGACCACAGCGCCGCCGACGCTCACCGCCGCGCAGACGGCGCTGGCGCAGACGGGGGCGACGACCTACGGCACCGCGGCCTATGGCCAAAGCGTCACCGCCTTGACGGCCGCGCAAACAGCCGTGTCGAGCGATGTCGCCAGCACGGGCGCGGGCCTGCCGAGCCTCGACCTCGGCTTCACGGGACAAGATCCGGCCGCCACCGCCACCGCCATGACGAATACGACCGCGACTGCCGGCTCCCTCGCAGCGCTGACCACCGCGCAGGGCTATGTGGGCAGCGGACTCTCGGCCCTGCAGAACATCGGAACCTGATGATGAGCGGCACCACCACTACGATCACGGTCGCCGGTGGCGATCTGTTCCATATCGCGGCCCAGCAACTGGGCGACGCCACGCAGTGGATTCGCATCGCCCAGCTCAACGGGCTGTCCGACCCAGTGCTGACGGGCGTGACCACCCTGCAACTGCCGGCGCAGAATCCTGCGGCGGGAGGTGGCATTGCCCAGCAATGACCTGGGTACCGCCCGTGGCGTGTTCCTGGAGCTTGCGCTCAACGGCACCTATGTCGCCGGCGTCCTCGAGGCAGAAGTCTGCACCAGCGACCATCAGGCTGCGGGCTGGTTCCGTGTTGTCATCGCCCTGGGAGCCGATCCGGTCATCACGCCGGCCGTCCTGGCGAGCATGACGCAGGCAACCGCGCAGATCCTCGTGGGTCTCGGACTACCCGGCCTGCCGGCCGCCGCGGCCACCTGGCAGAGCCTGATGACCGGCACGGTCGACGGGATCACGTTCGACATGACCGACGGCACCGCGCACCTGACCGGACGTGACTTCACCGGGCTCTTCATCGATGCGCTGAGCGCCGAGACCTTCTCGAACAACACCTCCAGCGAGATCGCCCAGACCTTGGCGCTGCGTCATGGGCTGACGCCTATCGTCACCGCGACCACGACGCCGACCGGCCGCTACTATCAGGACGGACACAACCTCTCCTCGCTCCATCGGTCGAGCAAGACCGTGACGGAATGGGATCTACTGTCCGGACTGGCCGAACTCGAGGGCTTCGATGTCTTTGTCCAGGATAGCAGCTTGTTTTTCTCGCCGCCGGCCGCGGCTGGGCTGCCGACAGTCTGGCAATGGATGCCAGGCGGTGCCGCTGCCAGCACGATGACGACATTGCAGATGGAGCGCAACCTGGCCTTGGCGCAGGACATCGTGGTGACGGTACAGAGCTGGAACAGCCGCCAGGCGCAAATGATCACGCAAACCGTCCGTTCTTCTGCCCTCGGTGCCACAAGGGCGAGCGGGACAGCCGGGTCGGCATCGGCCACAACCTATGTGCTGGTCCGCCCCAACCTGACACCGCAGCAGGCCATGACGCTGGCCACGCAGACGCTGAGCGATCTCAGCCGGCACGAGAGGGTGATCACGGCGACGATGCCAGGCGAGCTCGATCTCGCGCCGCGCAGCCTGGTGCTGCTGCAGGGCACCAACACCGAGTTCGACCAGACCTATTCGGTCGATGAGATCACGCGCCAGGTCTCTGCCGGCAATGGCTTCGTGCAGACCGTGCGAGCCGTCAACACGCCTCTCCAGGCGTGACCGCATCCCCCTTCGCCGATCGGAACGTCTCATGATGGAAGCCTGGCTCAACGCCATCCGCGCGCAGGCGGGCGTGATGAGCGGTGCCACCGGCCAGGTCCGCTGCGGGACGGTGCAGTCTGTTGACCCGTCGACCTATTGCGCGAAGGTGACCCTGCAGCCTGAGGGCGTGCTCACCGGCTGGCTGCCCATCGCCGCCAACTGGGTGGGCGCGGGCTGGGGCATGGTCGCCCCGGTCTCTCCGGGCCAGCAGGTCGTGGTGCTGGCCCAGGAAGGGCAGGCCGAACATGGCATCGTGCTCGGCGGGTTGTTCTCGCTCTCCGCCCAGCCACCACAGGCGCCAGCCGGCGAGCTTTGGCTGGTCCACCAGACCGGATCCTGTCTGAAACTGCACAATGACGGCAGTATCGAGGGCAAGGCGACCGTCTGGAACCTGACCGGCACGATCCAGCTCACCGGCAACCTTGTCGCCAGCGGCGATATTTCCGACCAGGGCGGCGCCCATGGCACGCTCGGTAACCTGCGAACCATCTACGATGAGCACGTCCATCCCGATGTGCAGAACGGGCCCGGCTCCACCGGCCTACCGACACCCCAGGCATAACCAGCATGTTCGACATTAACCACACCTTCGGCGGCGACCTCGCGGTCTCGGTCAGCGGCGATCTTGCCGCCGTCTCCGGCAGCGCACTTGGGCAGCAGCGGGTGTTGCGCCGTCTCCTCACCAATGCCGGCGACTATATATGGCAGCTCACCTATGGCGCGGGCCTGCCGGCCATGATCGGCATGCCGGTCAATCCATCGGCGATCGCTGGCCTGGTCAGCAGCGAGATTTCCCTGGAGAGCGCCGTCGCCCAGACACCGACGCCTGTCATCGACGTGCAGGCGCAAGGCACCATCGTCTCCCTGCAGATCACCTATACCGACGCCACCGACGCAACCACCCAGTCCGTCGGCGTCGTCATGACGGAGTAGACGCTCCGCGCAGCGTGCCTGTGGGTCATGCCTCCGTCTCACGCCAACTCCGGGATTTTCAGCCATGCAGCTTCTCCTGCGCAACTTCAGCACGCTCGTGGAGCAGACTGCCGCGGCCGTGCAAGGCAGCGCTACGCAACTGCTCGACTTTACGACTGGTTCCGTCCTGCGCGCGATCCTCGAAGCCAATGCCTCGCTGGGACTTTGGCTGCAGTGGCTCATCCTGCTCGTCTTGCAGACGACACGGCTTTCCACCAGCAGCGGCTCGGATGTCGACAGTTTCGGTGCCGATTTCGGCATGACACGGCTGGCCGCCGTCGCCGCGCAGGGTAGCGTCACCTTCAGCCGCTACACGCCGACGATGGCAGGCCTCGTTCCCACCGGCACGACCGTGACGACGAGTGACAACACGACCCAGTTCATCGTCGGGACGGACACCACCAACCCGGCCTGGAACGTCAGCCAAAACGGCTATCTGCTCGGCATCGGGGTAGCCTCAGTCGCCGTTCCCGTGACAGCCACGGTGGCCGGTAGCGCCGGCAATGTCCTCGCCGGCACCATCAGCCTTATCACGAGTGCACTGCCAGGCATCGACACGGTCACCAATACGCTCGCCCTGACCGGCGGGCTTGATGCAGAGACCGACGCATCCTTTCGTCTGCGGTTCCAGGGTTTCATCAACAGCCGCACCCGAGCAACGGTGCAGGCGGTGAGCTATGCGGCGACGAGCATTCAACAGGGCGTGAACTGCACGGTGCAGGAGAATACGGACGGCAACGGCGACTACACGCCTGGAAAATTCGTCGTCACGGTCGATGACGGCTCAGGCTCGCCCCCCGCCACCCTGCTCACCTCCATCCAGGCGGCAGTGGACGCAGTGCGGCCCGTCGGCTCCATCTTCGCCGTTAACGGACCTACGGTCCTGCCCGCCAACATTTCGATGTCCCTCGCAATCGCCTCAGGCTCGAACAGCGCCACCGCCATTGCAGCCGTCAATGCCGCCATCACCAGCTTCGTCAATACGCTGCCAGTCGGCGCTAGCCTGCCTTATACGCGCCTCGCGCAACTTGCCTACGACGCGAGCCCCGCGGTCACAAACGTCACTGGCCTGACCCTGCAAGGCGCCGCCGCCGACCTCGCCGCGGCACCCGCCACGGTCATCAAAATCGGCTCACTGGCGATTGGTTGAGGACATTTTATGACCGGAGATCAGAACGACATGCAAACGCGGCTCCTTGCCGCGTTGCCTAATGGGTGGTTTGCTGATGAGGCGCCGATCCTCACCGGGCTGCTGAGTGGCCTTGCCAGTGCCTGGGCCTGGGCCTACAGCCTTCTTACTTATGTCCGCCTGCAAACCCGCATCGCTTCGGCGACCGATGGTTGGCTCGACCTCATCGCCCGTGACTACGGCGGGCCCGCCCTCAGTCGCCAGACGGGCGAGACGGACGCCGCCTTCAGCGCCCGCATCAGGCAAAATCTTCAAGCCCTGCGCGGGACCCGGGGGGCGCTGATCGCCGCCCTCACCAATCTCACCGGCCGCACGCCGGCGGTGTTCGAGCCTGCTTATCCACCCGATACCGGAGGCTTCGGCACGATCGGGCTCGGCTGGAACACGATTGGCGGCTGGGGCAACCTTTCGTTGCCTTTTCAATGCTTCGTCACCGCCTATCGGCCGGCGGGCGGCGGCATAGCCAATAGCGGCGGCTGGGGCAGCCTTGCTGCCACCCCCACGTCCAACCTCGCCTTGGGCGGCTGGAACACCGGCTCCCTACAATACGGTAGCGCTAGCCTGATTGAAGGCCAGACCACAGACGCGCAAATCTATTCGACCATTGCAGACTGCATGCCGGCAGCGACCATCGCCTGGACCGCTCTGTCCAATTGATCAGGCATCATCGCTGTCATGCGCCGGTAGAGTTGACAGGCAACGACCAAGACTGAGCGTCCCATCGGAAACAACCAATCTGCTCGCGATCGCTATCGCCTCTGACGACGGATGGCGGAGCGAGACGGTCACTGCCGTGGGAGCCTTGAGCAATCAGCGCCTTAATAGAACCGCTTTGCATCCCTTCCTTTAGGACCTCCTCATGGACCGGCAGATCGTCTATCCCGCCTCGATCCCGCTCGACACTGATTTCTTGACTCAGAACCGCAGCGCCATGGTGGCGGTGGGCTCTTTGGCGCAAGCTGTGCTTGGCACGACGACCATCGTCGACGGCCTCGCCTGCCAGCCAACGTCGCCCGCCTCTCTCAGCGTGACCGTGGGCGCAGGGTCCGTTACGCAATACGGCCCTGTGGATTCGCTGGCCTACGGATCCTTGGCCGCCGATACGACCGACCAAATCGTGAAGATGGGCATCAATCTGCAGCCCACGACCTTCACGCTCTCTCCCCCAGCGACTCCGGGAGAAAGCGTCATCTATCTCATCGAGGCGACCTTCTCGGAAACCGATACCACACCTGTGGTGCTGCCCTATGTCAATGCGGCCAATCCAGCCCAGCCCTATTCGGGTCCGAGCAATTCTGGAACCGCACAGAACACGCAGCGGATCGAGCGGGTGCAGCTGCAGCTGAAGGCCGGGACCGCAGCCAATACCGGGACCGAAACGGCACCGGCGATCGATACCGGCTGGTCAGGCCTCTACCTCATCACCGTCAATAACGGACAGAGCGCGATCACGGCGGCCAATATCGCCGTGCACCCAGCCTCCCCCTTCGTGAACTTCAAGCTGCCGACGCTGACCCCCGGCTTCTCCCGCCGCGTGGCCTACGCAGCCAGCACGAGCTTCACCGTACCTCTCGGCGTTAGCCTGATACGGGCGACCGTCATTGGCGGCGGCGGCGGCGGCGGCGGATCGGATAGCACATACGCGGCGGCCGGCGGCGGCGCGGGCGGATTCGCGAGCGGCACCTTCGCGGTGACGCCGGCGAGCACGATCGCCATCACGGTCGGCGCAGGCGGCGCCGGCGGTTATGCGGGGGCTAACGGCCCCAGCGGCGCCACTGGAGCTTCCGGCGGCAATGGCGGCACCTCCAGCTTCGGCAGCTTCTGCAGCGCCACCGGCGGCGAAGGCGGCCAGTTCCTCAGTGCCCAATCGACCTATGGCGGTGCTGGCGGTCAGGGCAGCGGCGGCGAACTCGCGGGCCATGGCGGCTGCGGCTCGGACGGACAGAACGCAGCGACGGTCATCGGTGGTAATGGCGGCGCAAGCATGATGGGCGGCGGCGGCCGCGCCTCCACGGCAGCAGGCGGCAATACCAACACCGCCATCAACGGCCTTGCTCCGGGTTCGGGCGGCGGCGGCGTCTACAATAGCACTGGCACCGGCGGCTCGGGCGCTTCCGGCATCGTTGTGCTGGAGTATTGACATGTCCGCCTCTGCAACCCCCG